TATCACGCATAAGTGATGCTTGCAATGGAGTTAGATTTCTTCTTGAATCTGGATTAGAACTCAAAACCGGGTAATTGAACCACTGGTTTCCTTCTTGGAAGTTGCCGTCAGTTATTCCGGCTACTGGATTTAGTTGTACAACCTGCCCAGAGCCAGCCCCTCCCGTAAACGTTGATATCATATTTGGGAAAATGTTAGCGTTTGATACAACTGTTCCATCATCTGCGAGATGAGCTATCTCAATAGAACTTCCAGTCAAGCGTGTCCTAAGCCTAAGTCCGTGAAGCGTAGTGGTAAACTCATTCCCTACGGCTAATACTTCTTGTAGGGTTGGGGTTGAAGAAAGTTTCTCTATAAGTCGTTCAACTACTGCCTCTAATTCTGATTCTGACAATTCATGCCTTCTTGCCATATGCTTATACCACTAAAACATTTGTAGCCACATGAGTGTCAAAATCATTTTCCAAGGTTGTGAGCGCGTTTCCTTGATTGGCTACAGCAGTCGCTAAATTAGAAACAGTAGTTGCAAGTGAAGTATGCATACCTTGCAGTGTTGACAATGATGAGGATAGACCATCAAAGCGAGGGTCTGAAAAATCAAGAGGCAATGAATACCATGTATCTTGACCTTGTCTACGCCATTGAAGGATATTAGACTCAACTCTCATATCAACGCCGGGTCCTGGTTCACCTTGTGGTCCTCGAATGTCTCCTACACCAACCCATTCACTGTCTGTAGCAGACCAGACAAACAAAGTTCCACCTACTAGATAAGCATCTCCAACATTACCTGTAGGATGTGCTGCTTGGAGTTCTGCTAAAGTATTAAAACTACCTAGTATTGTTACCCCTGTTCCATCTTGTCCTGGAGGTCCTTGAAGACCCGGTTCCCCTGCTGGACCTGTTATTGTTGACAAGGCTAGCAGATTCTGCCAAGTCAACTCCCCTGCGTGTCTCCATTGGATATACCCCGATGCTACCTGCATCTCTATGTCTCTCCCTACTGGAACGTCCCCCAGAGGTGTTCTCACATAAAGAGTGCCCGCTTGAAATAATAGCCCGTGTACCATTTTGTACCTCGTTTCCGGACACTGTTAAAGAAGCGTGTCCTAATAATAAATCTTCTAATCCCTCCAATTTTTGAGAGATTTGTGTTAGTGTTTCTTGTATTTGAGTTCCCCCATCAAATCCCGGAGATTCCTTGATTAAGGTGTACACCGCATGTATATTATTAACGAGTTTTTGAATCAAAGGATTCACAACATCGTCCGCTAGTACCTCATCTTCATTCAATAATTGAGGGATTTCCTTGTTGTAGATAGGGTCATCTGGAATGTTATAGTTTGGTCTGTCCATTACGTTGACCCCCTTCCGTCAAATTTTATAGTCCCGTCAAAGCGATAAGTGCCGTCAAAGCTCGCTCTAAGTTCTTCCGGCGGTGGGGCAGATCCCCAAGGATAGTCATTGAAGTAGATAATGTGTAGTTGCACCATGTACAGAGAGATTTTTTCGCCTTCCCATTCTGAAAAGTATACGCCATTATCTGCCCACATCAGTTCCTCTACTTTTCCTTCATAAAAGGTTGATAATTTTGGAACTAAGTCGTAAGCTTGACAATGCTCTACCCATTGTTCAAAATTGAATAAAAACTCAGCTACTTCTTCTCTCATGACATCATAGCTAGAGCGTCTCATTAGCCACAATTGAAAGTTAGCCTGTCTTTGTCCCCATCTATTCCCTCTTATGTCTTTAGCTTTGGACATCATAAAACTTCCAATGTAGTCAAGAGCATTGCTGTCGGGCTTTTCGGTCAGAACTCTTTGAATACCAATCTTAGACAGGTCAATGTTGTAATCCTCAAGAAAAGGGCAGGACTGGACAAACTTCATCATTGGGCTTGTCAAGTTTCTGGTTTTAAATTCTGGTATTACCATTCTTGCGCCACTCTCTTTCTAACCATTGACCCTAATTGGGATAGGTTTTCTTCCTTGTATCTCTCAGTCCATTCCTTACCGGCTTTTGCATGTCTCGATTGGTCATAGATGAAATTTTTGCTTCTGCCGCCGTCTCGTAAATATCTGTACCCGCGGAAAAGCGGACGCGCATATGGAGTGTTCCACTTCAATTGACCCTGACCGATTCGGGAGTGAATGACACCACTACGAGTGAGCGTTCCTTGCCTCATCGGGAGATAAGGTTCCACTCCCTTGAGCACAGCACTATCAATATATCTCTGTATAGGTCCGCCGAGGTCAAACATTACATGACCTCTTTTTCGGATACCCTCAAGCCCAAGTTTAGCCTCAATAATCATTAGCACATCACCTCTATGTACCACATGTTTCTACTCCCGATGAAATGCTCCACTATCCGTGACGGCTTTCTGAATTTAACCATTTCTTCAAATAGTCTTACATGCTGTGAAATCATCTCAGACCGAGTCAGATTCTCAGGGAACTCGTACAGGTGTTCTCCCCTTACGATATAGCTTCCGATTTCCTCAGAGCCCATTCTCACAGTCCAATTATCTTCAGAACTGTCAAAAACTTCTCCATTTTGAGTGGAGAAGTAATTGAAATCCCATGGGATTATAAGTTTAACAATTTCAGGTACTTTTAATCCTTGGGCTGTGTTTTTGGACTCTTCGAGAATCCCCCACTTACAATCCTCTATCACAGTTCTTTTGAAAGTGAAACTTTCACCTAACAGGACGTGATTATAGATTGTAATTGTTACATTGGCAGTGTCTCTAGTTATCATTGAGACCCCCTATACAGCAACCCGGTTCCGAAGAGATGTCTCTGACAAATCTTATACTCAATTCCACACAGGTAAGTTACCGACCTGCCAGAAATCCCTTCAGATTGTTTGTTTTCATTCCCCTCATTTCGATAGAGATGCTCGGCTAATTCGCAGATACAACGTCCGATTTCAGGTTTGTATTGTTCAAGCATAAAGCGGTCATTCTTTATCCTGTCAAAAGTATAAAGGTCAACAAACGCTCTGGCTTTCTGTTCCCAGAACATGAACTCTTTCAACGGAAGTTGCGCTTTTCTGCCCCGCAAAAATTCATCCGTGTAAAAGTCTTCTGTCACATAGAAATCCATTGTATCAACTCCTTAGCCGATTTTTTTAGACGTCCTCAGGCTCCTGAGGGGGTTTTGAGCGCGTATTGCGACGAGGTGTGGGCGTGGAGTCGCTTTCAGTGCTCTCTTCGCCACCTTCGTTGGTGAGAGGGGCAAGAATCGGGGGTTTGGGCTCTGGGGTAGGTGTAGAGCCTTCTTTTTCTACCTTGAACCCTTTTGAGCGCATTAACTCAACAATGCGCTCATCATCTGTAAATCCTACTCCGCGAGTGAACACGATTCCATACCGGTGACCATTAAAGCTAATTAATGGTAGAGTAATTTTAAACATTTCAATCCTCCTATTGCACTTGTATGTCTCTGAACACTCCTGCTTTTAAGCTATTTTTCAGGACTACCCCTGCGACCATCTCCACGTCACCTTTTTTGATAACGCCTGGATCTGAAAGGTTTGGTAAATGTGTTTGGATAATGCTGTTTCCGGTCGGTGAAACGCCATGGAATCCATCATTCGCGAAAATAACCGCGTACAATGATGTCACGCCGCCATCAATCGGAACTACAGGAAGTGTAGTGCCAGGGAGTGTCGGGTCTGTTGGGTCAGGACGATAGAAATTGCCAAGGTCTACAATCGGGATATCATTCCACGCGTCGACCGAACGCCCAAAGGCATCTTCCAAACGAGTGTAGTAGCCAGCTCTTCGAGCTATGCCTTTAATCCGTGTTGCCAATTTAGTATTAGCCAAGAACATGCTCGGCTGTCCGTCCATGCCAGATACAAACTCGTCCATCATATCCAAAAACGCATGATATTGAGTGTCCAACATAGCGGAGTTTGAAATGTCAATCGGATTTCCAACATTAAACTCTGTGCTTGAACCTGTCAAAAAGACATCCAAGCCGTCAAACTCATTAGGATTTACCGCCCTATCACCGTTGATAACTGAGTAATGGAACAGGTTAGTTGCGCCGACCACTTTTTCCCTCAATTGGAAGTCAAGCTCGTCTACCGCTCCGGATGTGTTGATAATTACTCGGTCTAAATTGAACTCTCCGCCGAATATTTTTAAGTATGCGACGTGTTCTTCTCTGATTGCTTGATTTGGTACGTACTCATTATTTAGCTCACGGAATGTGGCTGTAGATGGTGTTTTCAACTTAATATATCCATACGTCAATGTTGAGCCGCCAGTACCCGGCGACGCTGCATTGTCAAATGGCAACCTATCAAGCAGCAATGAACCTCTGCGAAATTCATCAATTACCATTTGGTCGACCTTTTTTGCCATGCCGACTTTTGCTTGTTCTAAAGTAATCACTTATTATTCCTCCTATTTTTTTTGTGTAAGTTCGTCGTATATCGCCTCTCTTAATGATTCGGGCGCTTTTGGCGGCGGATTGCCACCATGACCAGCTCCCTCCTTTTTGGGTGGTGGAGCTTGCTCTTCAACAAATGCTTTCGGTTGTTTAGTTTTGAGTTCTTCAATGGCTTCATCGAACCCTGTAAGTTTGTTGTCCTCAATCTTGACCTTGCCTTTGATATCGTTGTAGATACCAGTTCTGGCATAGTCGCTACTGAAAGTAATAGCTGCTAACCTTTCTCTGATTTGACCGTCAAGCTCAAGTTCTGCCACTTTGGTAGCATGTTCAGCTTCCATGGTTGACAACTTTGCTTGAGTCTCCGCAAGTTGAGTATTTAGCGACTCTACATCGACTTTTTCATAAGCCTTTAACTTGTCGCTCAATTCTTTTACTTGCGTGTTAAGTGCTGTTACATCATCTACAGACATTTCAGGGCGTTTTTTGAGTTCCTCGATTTGTTTATTGAGTTGTTTCTGAGTCTCATCAAAAGACTCTTTGTTTTTAGTAACTGTCTCCCCATGCGCATCCATAATCTGCTGGATAACAGCGTCTGTTAAGCCTTCGATTTCAAAACTCTTTAGTAATTCTCTGGTTAATGCCATTTCAAACTCCTTTTCTTCGACTACGCTGTTTAACGGCAGTTGCATTGCCTTGTCTACGTAGTTTTACGGGATTGCGCCCAAATTTATAAATTAACCACTGACTAGCCCGGTATAAATCCGGTTAAATTCAGTGGGTAATTCCATTGCTACGCTAAACTCTTTATAAAGTCTTCGCTGTTGCCTATATAAAATTTTAGCTTCCGCTATATCTTCAGCGGATAGTCCTCCGCCCTCATAGCCAGCAATCCTTGAGCGACTCATTCTCATAGCTCTCTCGATTGCTCTTTGCTGTTGCCGGGCTTGATATTGGTCAAATGCTTTCCCCTCAAAAACCCTAATTTTTTGCTCATCATTGTTCATCTGGTCTAATTGATGGTCGGTAAATACTTGTGGAGTATCGGGAAAAACGGAGTACTTAATGTGGTAACAATTATAGTCTTCAAGGGTGCCTATCTTACCTTCTGGAGAAGTGAATCTTGCGTACAGGTCATTTTCTTTCGGGTAAAGTTGTCCTGTAGTATCAAATCTTCTACCACCCCAAGCATGAGATGGTCTAAACCCTCCATGCCATGATATTTCAAACACTGTTGAGTTGATTATACTCGCGTTGTACTCACTCTGATTATTTGTCAAATTTCGGAGTCCACTAAATACCGATCGTCTTGCTGCTACATCTACCCGATCATTATGCCCCGTAGAATAATCCACAGTCCGGAGACCGCTGTTTACCATCTCTCTTACTGATTGCTTGATTGCTTGGTCTAATGTGGATACTCCAGTTGCTACTTTCATTGTCGCTAAGTCCATTTGATTCTGATAAAACTGCGCCGGGGGTTTGAAAACCGTAATGCCTGCTTGTTTAGTGGCAAACCCCATCGACTGCGTGATGTTCTTCATATCCCCTTGAGTTTGTGTGATTATATTGTCAACCATTCGGTGCATGAAGTGATTTTTTTCAAATGGAACAAATGGAATCCCGTGAGCCAAGAACGCTGCTTTGTCATAGATAAACTTAGACTGAATAGCTTCGGTATAGAGGTCTGTTATTCGAGATTCTGTAAGACCTAAGATTCTTTGCACTTCTGTCCTCAGGTCAACATCGAACATACTTAGTTCCTGTAGTAAATCTAGTTGATATGAGGCAGTTGGAGTGATGAGACCTAATTTCCTAATTCTTCTAGCAATGTCTCCTATCGTCCAATCTTGTAGCTTTTGCATTTGTTGGACTATTTCAAAGGGAGCTACCTCCAAATCGAATATGTTGAACATTATTCTTCATCCTGTCCGGGTTATTCCTTCTCATCAATTTCGTCGTCGGGAACTAAGGTGCCCATACCGGGCATCATTTCTTTAGCCTGCTCCTCAGTCACGCCATATCTATATGCCAAATATAATTCAGGTCTGATAAGACCCGCAGCGACCTCTTGCATTCTCCGGGCTAACTCTACATCCTTGTTTTCGATAATGCTGTCATCAAAAGTAACGGTGATTTTAGCTTCTAAGTCTAATCCGGGATGCAAGTTGTGTCTCTGCCCAATCTCCAATATGAGTCTCACAAGGTCTACTAGAGCCGCTTCCAAAACAATCTCATGTTTCTTCAGCGTTCTAAACATAGTATTGTTTTCGCTCATAACCTGAGTGGCAGTTGCCAAAGAGCCTGACTGATACCGAAAAAAATTCTCCCCTAGTCCACATTGACTAGAGAAGGTGTTTAGCGCCTGCTGTAAGGCTTGTTGATGGTCGGCTGACCTAAGCGTCATGTTAATCTCATGGATAAATGGGTGTCCGTCTAAATTCAGACCCTCTGGGAGTTGGTAATACACCAAATCATTAGGGTCAAATACAGGCTGTCCATCTCTCATGTCCGTAGCTTCCGATGATACCATGACTCGCTTTTTGCCAAGCACAAACTCATTCAGGTAACTATCCCATACAATATCAACGAACCGCATAGAATCAATAGCATTAGCGAATATGGCTATCCCCAAGGGATTTTCCGGGTCTATGTTATTTGCGATATTTAACCTGTCTATCACGAAGGGTTTTGACTCGCTACCGGTGTGAACTGTTTCTTCCACATCACTGAACCCGGCTACATCACTTAATGGCACTATATCATCGTCTTTCAAGAGAAGATTTTCAATCTGATATTCTCTACTGTTCTCTTGAACAGTAAATAACTGGACGAAAATATATTCTTCCCCTTCAGACCATACTCGGCTATATACTGCTAATTCGTTTATAACGCCGTTCTCCCACGAGAGGGGAATCAAATTCTCCGCGCTGACATAGTTCATCTTTATAGTATCAATAGCGAAGTACGGTATATAGCACATAGTCCCGAAAGCAGATTTCTTCTCTTGAGACTCATTCAGCTTGATGTACATATTATTATGGTCAAAGACTTTCTCCAAGAATTCCTGACTTGATTCATTGGCTACCACAATGCTACATTTTTCGTTGAAGAGTAGGTTTGCGATTTGTTCGGTCATAGTCTTTCCCAATTGGAGGCTTGCTCTAGTGAGCTCCGAGAAATCTTTTCCGTTGTAAACTTTGTAATTGTGGAAACCTTCTACTTCGCCTTGATACCAAGATTTCCAAATCTCAATGTACTCAGACAGGCTATCATTTATTTCAAAACCACGCTCTTTGACTAAATTAACTACTGCCTCGTTCATTGACTCGTCTCCTTCCTGCCTGTTCGAGATTTTTCATCTGGGTGCAAATTGCATATTCAAAAGCGTCTAAGCTGTCGATGTTCGACGTGCCATTGTCGAGCCTTTGAGAATTGTCATCCCAAACGGCTGTTTGAAATGAGTCTTGCACATTTGTGCATTTAGCGTGTATTTTTATGCGCCCCTGTTCAAATAGGGTGTTAGTAAGGTCTATTCTTTCATTTATCTTAAATTTGACGCATGATTTAACATCCGCTCTAAGTCGCTCTACTTTAACTTGATTGCTCAAACCTATAACCAACATCTTCTCAGCATTGTCGGGCAACACTCGAACCGGGAGACCGTACGTCTCAATAATATTTCTTAGAAACTTTATGTGTTTTTTGTAAAGCGTTTCCGGACCCATTTCTTCGGTTGTGTAAAATTCATCTAGGATTATTACCTCATTGCACCCTTCCGTTATTCCGACCGCGACAGCGGTGTTCGCTGATTTCCCATGCCCCCAGTCTATTCCAACGAATATCTGAGCAATCCGTGAATTAGATTCTTTGAGGTAACTGTTAACGTCTGTAATGATGTACTGCTCCGGGTCATCGCAATAGTTGATGTATATTGCCCCTTCAAGCGTACCCCACTCGCCTAACCCTTCCACGCTATAGCGACCGGGTGCTTCCGCTTTCATGAGGTCGAACAGTGCAATATCATCATCACCCAGAAATTCATTCTGTAGGTACGTTGTTGTCATTGCATGGACTAATGGGTGCGACTTGTCAAAAAATCTCGACTTCAACCAGTGCTTTCTATTCCACGGATTAAAAGTCAAAATCAACTGCTTAAATAAATAATCAGGGACTTTACCCCTGATACTTAAATCCAACTTGTCAAAATCCGATTCTTTCATTACCTGATAGGCTTCTTCAAGCCACACGAAACATAAATGCCCTTTCTCAACGGTAATCGAAGCGATTGATTGTGGGTCGTCCAAACCCCTAAACAGTATAGTCTGCCCCGTAGGCAAGTACGTGAGCTTTAGTGGCGATAAATTGGCTTTCCATGCTCGACTTACTCCAAGCCGGTTAATCGCCCATCTGAGCTGTGCAAATGTAGATTCACGGTGTGTTACATTATAACGCCGTACAATAAGAGCATGACTACCCGGATATTTCATAATGTTGCGGATTATTTTTAAAGAGGCGCTGCAGGATTTTTTGGAACCTCTGCCACCTTTGCAAACAAGGTAACGAGCTTTACTCCGAAAAAAAGTGCCGTACCCTTCCCCGATGATATCCGGCAAATGAATTTGTATTGTATCCATACATTAGTCCATTAAAGCATCTTCGCCGGTAAATATAATTTGTACTCCGCCCGATTGATTGCTCTCATTCAATTTAGTAAGACTATCCGCAACTCTACGCATCTCCGCCCTAACGCGGGTCAGCGCATCTATATAATTTCTCAATTGCTCTTTTCGGGTTTCCTGTTCTTGGCTTATCTCAACGACCTTTGTTATTTCTTTTCCATTTTCGTGTTTCTGTCCTGTAGGTCTGATAAGACTAATAGCGCGGTGCACAATCATTTCCTCGCCATTTTCAATATCGTTAATATGCTTCATGAGTCTACGTTCAGATATTTGGAACTGTGCATACAGTCCAATAAGACGCTCGTATTCGTCCATCTCAAGCAATTCTGCGGTCAACTCACGTTCATCCTCCGAAAGCAAATTCCCATAAATTCGCATGAACGCCCCATGCTTGACCGCGTTCAAATTGCCCGGTTTCGCTCCGCCCTGCGGCCCGTTGCCGGGCTGTGCGCCTCGTTTGCGTTTCGGAGTATTAGAAATCGGAGTACTCCGTTTTTCTTTTGGAGTACTCCGATTGTTTTTTTTAATCCAATTATCTTTACACTTCCACCCGGAGACTGATTTCTCCGGAACGTTTAACCGACTCGCAATTTCACGAAGCTTCATGGTGCCGCCAGAGGCTTCCCACATTTTGCGAGCTTGCTCTCGCGCCGGGTCTTGCGCTCTTGGCATCTTATTTCACCTCGCTATTCGGTTGTTTTGTCAAATTTGGCGCTGTTTTCGTTGATGAGCCTTTATATAGCCTCGACTTTTTCAAATGCCTTTAGCATTTTTGGGAATTGAATTGCTATCCAGTCAACCAACTCCTCATCATTATTGTATTTTGAATCGCCTAGACCGCTTTCATAGAAAAATGCGTGTATGATTTCATGCCTCAACACTCTCTTGTTAAATAGCTCATTTTCTTGCTGATTTACGATGTACACGTCTTCATTAGGCATTTCATTGTCATATATTATTTCTGCCCCGCTGAAACGCACGTATCCATTTACTTTTTCTAGATGCGGATGACCTTTCCTGCTCGATGGCGTTAGGGTGTATTCTGTACCGAGAATGTTTAGTTTTGCGGTATGTTCTTTTGCCATGTCAAAACCTCTCTACGAAAACAGTCGCAAGCAATGCTTACGACCGAATTCTTTATTATTTTTTCTTTCCGCTTGCGGAATCATGTGCTGCTTTTTGTCTTTTCTTCGGATTAGCCTTTTTAACAATCCTTATAGGATTTATTGGTTCTTCAAGCCACCTTTTAACAATCGATTTCTGCTCTTTTTTTGCTTCGCTCATTTTTTACCTAACCTCTCTAACGTCAATGTATGTTACTCCATCACGATTGGTAATATTTGTTATCCTAAAGTTTGATCTGCTGCTGTACATAACCTCGAACTCTCCTGAGTGTTCTGACATGCCCATTATTGACATAGCATTTCTTTGCCCTCGCGTTGTGTCTCTGAAAACCACAGGGTTTCCTCCGTGTTCTCCCAACCTCTCTCTTGCAAACTCGTCTGCTATGCCCAATTCGCTACTCCACGACGATACCCCTCTCTGGTCAATCTCATCGCCTACTTGAAGGTTGCTTAATGTAGCATCATCTAGCGTCACTCCTCTATATAGTTCGCCTTGACTCCACTTTAGTTCTGGGTGGCTATCTATAATATTATCGAGTCCATCTCTTGTGTCGGGTTCGTTACGCTGCGAAAAGCCAGTATCGGTAAAGTCCTTGATTCGCCATCGATTTAAAGGTGATATCGTTGCTATCTGCGCATCGTTCAGATGTCCAACCCCTCTAGCCTCTTCGGCACCATTTGCACCACTGCTACCTTTTGGCATTTTCCTTCCTCCAATTATACGGCGGTATTAAGTCGAAGTCAACGTGTTTCCTCAATATTTCAGCATCTTTTGCGTTTGCTTTTATTAAAAGCTTACACGGATTTACTATTTCGATAACATTCAGCAATTCTTCTATTCCAAATTCTTTGTCAATTTCATCTCCGACAAACGAAGTGGCGCATATCGTGCCTTTTGGTATCCCCTCAAAGCTCCAATCATATATTTGTCCAACTGCCCACGATAGTGAGCATATTACATTCACGCCGTTATCTTGCCAGTATTTTCCGAGCCATTGGCGGCGGTAGTGGTTCCATAATTGTTGAGCTTTTGGCATGTCGGTGTAATTACTGAAATCGGGTGTCACTACAGCGCGGCACTTTTGAAACAGTCCAAGCCATTTATCCGGGCTTTTCCATACTGAATCAAATTTGTAATCGTCAATGTAAAAGTGGATTCCGGTATTGCTTGGGTCGGTTATGCTTGCTTTTTCTCCGAAGCTGATCCATTCAATATCGCTTAAATCTTCAGTGAAAGGCTTTATTGTAGGGATATCCCATTCGTTATGTCCAAGCTCCGGTGCTGATTTGAAGAGGTTGTCAAGGTTCTTTGTTTGCTTGTAGTCGCCTACATAATTATTCAGATCTACACACGCACCATGATATTGTTCCATTATATCGGCGATTTCTTGTGAATCGAATCCGGTCAATGTAGTGTCATAATCATCTAAGCTGTCTAACAGCTCCGCAAGTTTTAACTCATCCCATTCGCCTTTTATTTTGTTTAAGGCGACATTCAGTGATTTTTCTTTATTTTTAGGTAAATCAAGCACAACACAGAGAATTTCATCAAACCCTTTGTCTTTTAACACAGTCGCACGTTGATGACCGCCGATTATGGTGTTATCCGCATTGATGATTATCGGGTCAACATACCCAAACTCATCTATGCTTTTGGCAATTTCCTGATGTTCATCATCTTTTTCTGTTAATTTCTTTCGCGGATTATAATCAGCATGTTTAAGTTGTGATAATTTTCTGATTTGAACATCCATTTTTTACTTCCCTGCTGAAATCAAAAAACAGCGACAGACATAATGTGTCAAATCACTGTCTCGCTGTTGTAAAGACTTTCTTACAGCATGATTATAACACATGTGTTTTTGACATTCAATGATATTTGTTGACGTCTATTGACATCCGTTATCAACTTTGGAGAAAAAAGTGTTAATTTTGCGACTTATATGCTCTTTACTGTACCCAACCAGTGCGGATGTCTCGTCTAAAGACTTCCCCTCTATATATCTCCGGGCAAATATTTGTCGCATTGAGCTATCATCGACACCATCAATGAACGCTTCGATTTCAGCACATTCTATTTCGTGTTTATTTCGTCTCTTGCATAGCCTCGGTATTGAGTTAGAGCCATATCCACTAATTACTATTGGCTTAATCACTCCGGTAGTACCATCTTGCACTGTATCCCAAACAAATTCATCACCTTCCATTTGTGCCGAATGTATTTGATTTTCAAGCATCTCGATTTCAGCGCGTAATTTAGCATATCTTTGCAATCGCTCTTTGCTCATTTGTTTTTTCATCTTGACAATCACCCCCTATATCGTGTATAATTGTTGTTGTTCAGGCAAGTTCTTATACACGATATAGTGGACACGTCATTTAGGTGGCGTGTTTTGCTTTATGCGCCGATAGTCAGTTGCTCCGATGCAAGATTGTTGTTTCCGGTTCTAAAAAGACTCTCCTGCGCCATGACTCGATTGATACGCTCTGTAGCTTTTGCATGGTAATCCGGATCAATCTCAAAGCCGATATAATCAAAACCCATTTCGTAAGCTGCTACGAAAGATGATGCGCTTCCGGCGTGTGTGTCGAGAATTTTATCGCCGGGCTTGGCGTAGTTTTGTAATATCCAGTGATAAAGTGCGACGGGCTTTTGTGTCGGGTGAAACCGCTTTTCTTTCGACGTGCCTTGTGGTGCTAATTCTATCCATTTTGCGTTGTCATCAAAACTTGTCCACGCATATTCACACATTGCCATTGAAAAAGATTCCGATATTGTCAGCTTGCGCCATATTGCAAAACATCTTGTTGGTGGTAGCGCAAAGTAATTTCCACCCCAAATGATTTGATTTTGCGATACTCTAAAAAGTTCTTCAAAATATTCCGGCGGTGGAGCTATATCCCAATGCTGAATATCCTTTCCGTATTTTTCAGCCCATGTACCACCAGTCCGGGTTGCTTTAATTTCGTACCTGTCAAATAGCCCACCGAAAGCGTGAGCGTTTTCTGCTTGCCCACTTGTCAATACCCCCCCCCGCTTCGAAAATGCCCCCGCCGTATGGCGGATCGCAGACTGCT